GGGAATGAAGGCCCCAATTTTAAGCTAGAAATCCAAATTCTGTACATATGGAAGCGCTTGAATTTAAACTAGATATTGACGGACAGTACGAAAGAGCCAGGCTTGACAAGGTTCGCGCTGATAAAGAACAGCTTGAGCTTGATCTGGCGCGTCGTAATTTGGTATTGCGCTCTGATGTACACAACGCGGCATTTGAATCTGGTCGCAAACTACGCGATACATTACATTCTATTTGTAAGCAATCATCGCCTAACTTGGTAAACATAGATGATCCAGCAAAGATTGAAATGTATTTGCGCGATGAAATTGACCGCGCATTGAAGGAATTCATTGAGTCATGCGGGCAGTAACGCGAATAGCGCGTCAACCAACCATTCATGATTTAGACGGAAAGTCTACATTCTACACCGCATTAATAGAAGGATTGGCTCCCGATCCATCGTTACCGCTTGACGAATGGAGCGAACGGTACATGGTTATTCCTAGATCAACCGGCGCTGCTGAGTATGGAAAATATCGATTAGATCGCACACCTCACGCTAGAGAAATTATGAGGTGTTTATCAGATCGCCATCCAAGCAGACGTGTTGTGTTGATGGCCGCATCGCAAATGCTTAAAACGCAAGTAGCACTTAACTGGTTCTGTTACATCGTTCATCAACATCCATCTAATTTCGTTTGGTTAATGCCTACCGGGAAATTGCACAAACGTATTGTTCAGCGTATAGACCGCGTGATTGATGCTGTCGACGTGGTTAGGCCTAGAGTATCTCCACCTGGCAGTAGGCTTGCTACCAACTCACAAGACATAAAAGTATTTCAAGGTGGTTCTCTGTACATTGCAACGGCTGGCAGTGCTGCAAACCTCGCAGAAATTCCGGCGCGTTATGTGTCATTCGATGAAATAGACCGCGCTGATGAATCCGTGGATGGTGAAGGTGATCCGGTAAAGCTTGCAGAAGCTAGACAGACTACATTCTCTAATACAGCCAAGTCTTATTATTACTCAAGTCCTACAATAAAAGATGAAAGCAGAATAGAGGCGCTATATCTAGAAGGCACGCAGCGCGTTGCGTTGGCTGAATGTATTCATTGCGGCCATGCTCAAGAGTTGGTCTTTGAAAACCTTATACTCGGCGAGAGCGGGCAAGCATTATATCCTTGCGCACAATGTGGAGGCATTCATCGTGATGCAGACAAAAAAGAGATGTTCAAGAATGGTTTATGGTCAGACGCAAAGATTGAATCAAAGACGGAGAGTTTCTTACTTTCTGCGATGTTCCAACCTTACGGATGGTATAGCTGGACAGATTTATACAGCCAACACCAAGAAGCGCTAGCTGATCTAGATCGTGGCATAGAGCAACAGATGATCGTGTTTTACAACACACGGCTTGCTAGGAGCTGGAAGCGAACCACAGATATTACTAAGTTCGAAATACTAAGAGATCGCGCTGAAGATTATCGATTAAGAATTGCACCTGAAGGCGTATTGATTATAACTGCTGGTGTCGATACTCAGGACAACAGGCTTGCTGTCCAGATCGTTGGGTATGGTTTGCATCTTAAGGCATGGGTATTGGATTATGTTGAATTAATGGGTGATCCTGCTGAAGATGATGTCTGGGACCAGTTAACTAAATTACTTAATACTAAGGTGCAGCATGTGTTAGGTCATGAAATACCTATATCTGCAACACTAATTGATACTGGCGGCCATCGTGGCGAAGCGGTAAAAAATTATGTTCGGTCAAGACGTATAAGCAATCCTATTGCTGGCTATGGCGCGGTTAAGATTAACGCTCGTCCTTTAGGAAAAGGAACTATGCAAGATGTTAACTGGAAAGGTACGCTAGATAAAAAAGGCATTATGTTGCACGCGGTCGGAACAATTGAAATTAAACATGTGCTTTTTTCTCGGCTAAAGAATGACGGTGAAAAAGATATAGAAGATCGTATGCTCCACTTCTCTTCTGATCTAGATGATTATTATTTTGCGGGCGTTCTGTCTGAGACATATGACAATAGAAAAAAAAGATATATTAATAAGCCTGGTGTTAGGAATGAACCGCTAGATACGCTTGTTTATTCATTTGCAGCGTTACATCATCAAAGAATAAGAGCCGATCGTTTTACAGAAAACGACTGGAATAAATACTTGTTTCGTGTTAACAATCCGCAATCTCAAAAAAATTTATCTACAAATGCAACTCAGTTGCAAAAGCAAACTGGACCAAGACGCGAAGGAAGATTCGGAGGATTTCAACAACGGTTTTCTAGTCGATTTGGGAGACGTAGATAATGGATTTTCTGAACAGGTTATGTGATCTGATTAAAAACGAAGGAATTGATGAGCTACGCGTTCGCGCAATAGAGAAAACGATCCGCCGCGAATATGGCGGCAGTGACGTATGGCTTGCAAAGCACACCGAAAAAGATAGGCAGATTGCGATAGAAACATTTTTAAAGACCGGAAGCGCTAAGAAAGCGGCTGAGTTATCTGGTTTTGCCTTATCAAATGTTTATAGATTGTTAAGAGTTTATAGGAGAAAGAAATGGGGTTCACTACCACGCAACTAGATGCAATCGAGAAAGCGATTGCTAGTGGAGAGCTGAAAGTTGCTTATGATGGACGTGAAGTTGTTTATCGATCGATGGCCGATCTTGTGGCTGCGCGTAATTTAATCAAAGCTGACCTTCAGAAATCCGGCGCGATACCTAAGCGCACTCGTTACTCTTATATCTCTAGGAGGATGGATTAATGACTATTTTAGATGACGTTATTGGTTATTTTAATCCAACGTCTAAGTTATCAAGATTAAGAGCTAGACGTGCTATTTCTATTATGCAGCGTGGTTACGATGGCGCAAAAACAGGCCGACGTTCAGGTGGGTGGATTACGCCAAGCACCTCCGCAAACGCTGAGATCAGCGTGAGCTTGACAAAACTGAGAGATAGATCACGCGATTTAGTTAGAAATAATCCGTACGCATCAAAAGCAATGCGTGTGCTGGTATCAAATGCAGTAGGTGTCGGCATTAATCCAAGCATAAAAAACAAGAAGATTCTCGGTTTATGGAAACAGTCAGTAAAAGAATTTGATGCTGATGGTCAGCTTGATTTTTATGGATTGCAAAGATTAATTGTAAGGACTGTTTTTGAGTCTGGCGAATGCCTAGTTAGATTTAGATATAGAAAAGCAGAAGATGGTCTACTTGTTCCATTACAGATTCAGGTATTAGAACCGGATTATATTGATTCCAATAAAACGGAAAATCTAAGAAATGGCGGTTATATCCAAAATGGTATTGAATACGACGCCATTGGTAAGCGCGTAGCTTATTGGTTATTTAAACAACATCCTGGAGAGGTTTCTCCTATTATGAATGGAATACAATCCTCGAGGATAGACGCTAAAGATATTATTCATATCTATGAAAAACTAAGGCCTGGACAGGCTAGAGGCGTTCCTATATTTTCATCCGTCATGATGATGCAGAATGATTTGGATGAATACGAGGAGGCAACACTAGTCAGAAAAGCTGCTGAAGCATGTATTGCTGCATTTGTTCAGTCAGATGACGAAGGCGCATCGATTGGCATAACTTCAACAGAAGATAACAGGCGGATTGAAGAATTAGCACCTGGCATGGTTGAATACTTAAGTAATGGCGAGTCAGTTACATTTAATAATCCGCCTGCCTCTACTGGTTACGCTGAATATGTAAATAACAGATTGCATGCGATTGCGGCTGGGATTGGCATAACCTACGAGCAGATGACTGGTGATTTGTCACAAGTAAACTACTCATCTATTCGCGCTGGAACTTTAGACTTTAGACGTGAAATTGAGCAGTTTCAGTGGCTAACATTTATTCCAATGTTCTGTGAGCGTGTAATGACTACATGGCTTAATGTTGCGGCTTTAACACATAACATTAAAACAGATATAGAAGTTGAATGGACTACTCCAAAATGGGACTGGGTTGACCCTGTTAAAGATGTGGAAGGAGAGAAGATGGAGTTGGCTTTATATTTAAAATCTTTTTCTGAGTCTTCAAGAAAGAGAGGTTGTGATTTGGAGCTGGTATTGCAAGAAGTAGAAAAAGATATGAAGTTGTTTGAGAAATATAATGTTCCCTACCCTAATATAATGGACTCATTAATGAGAAATAATAACGAGCTATCAAAATAATTTGCATATCTAAAAATCATTATTAATCCTACCTTATAAATAGAATCATGTTTCTGTATAAAACACTTAATCATTATTGGTTAGGTGTTTATGACAGAGCAATTATTCAATCGTAGCGTCGGTCTTACTCTTACACAAAGAGATAATGGCGAAGATTCTACAGATAACCTAGTCCTAGAATTTCCTTTTTCTTCTGAAGAGCCTTGCGCTCGCTCGTCTTTCTTTCGTGATGATCCTTGGATTGAAGTATTAGGTCATCGTGGCGAAGAAGTTGATCTATCGCGTTTAAACGCTGGCGCACCAGTCCTTTTAAATCACGGGTCTGGTCGTACTGCTGACGTTCCATACAATTCAATTGGCATAACAAAACGCGCATGGATTGATAACGGTCGCGGTTATGTTGAGGTGAAGCTGTCGCGTCGTGATGGCATGCGGTCAGTCCTTCAAGACGTGAAAGATGGGATTATTTCAAATGTCAGCGTTGGCTATCAAATCCAAGAAAGAACACTAACCAAACGCAATTTAGAACAACCTGATGAATATCGGGTTACTAGCTGGATTCCGATGGAAATCACATTGTGCGATATCCCAGTGGACGCAACAGTCGGAATCGGAAGATCAATTACTAATGAGGTCGAAATGGAAAACAAAGAAGCGGTGACTGAAGTAGTCAAGGAAGAAACACGATCTGTTGAGATCGATTTAGAAAGCATCAAGAAAGAAGCAATAGAAGTTGAGCGCAAACGTTCAGCAGAAATTAAGAATATGGTGCGCAAAGTTGGTTTAGATGCAAATTTTGCTGATGAATTAATTGAACGCGGCGCTTCTGTTGCTGAATCAAAAGATGCTGTTATTAACGCATTAGAAAAACGTACTGGTTTAGAAATACCTAATACTACTCTTGCGGATATGTACACCGCGCGTGATGAAACAGAAACTAAGCGCGAATGTATTACTGAATCAATTTACCATCGCGCAAATCCTGGTAGTAAATTATCAGACGGCGCAAAACAGTATGCTGGTTTTAGTCTTATTGAGTTGGGCAGAGATCACTTAGCGAGCAAAGGTATAAACGTTCGCGGAATGGACAGAATGCAAATTGCAAATCGTGCATTTGAAGGCACCTCTGACCTGCCTTCTATTTTTGCCAATGTTGCAAACAAATCATTACGTCAAGCTTACGAATCTGCGCCTCGCACCTTTACCGCATGGGCTAGACAAACAACTGCTTCTGATTTTAGAACAATCACTCGCGCGGCATTATCAGATGCACCTGCATTGAAGAAAGTAACAGAAAACGGCGAATTTGAACACGGCGCTGTTACTGACGGTAAAGAAACTTACCAATTGGCAACATACGGAAAGATTGTCGGCTTTACGCGCCAATCAATGATTAACGATGATTTAGGCGCGTTAACTCGTATTCCTGCGGCTATGGCAATGGCTGCTGCAAATCTTGAAAGCGATACTGTTTACGGTGTGCTTACAACTAATGCGGCTCTTTCTGATTCTGTTGCGTTATTCCATGCGACACATGGGAACTTGACCGGAACAGGAACAGACATTTCTGTTGCTTCGCTTGGTGTCGCTCGTGCTTTGATGCGTAAACAAAAATCACCACAAAGCGCAGTGATGAATATTAGACCGCGTTTCTTAATCGTTCCGGCGGCTAAAGAAACGATCGCTGCTCAGTTTGTAAGCCAGGCTTATGTTGCTAGTCAATCATCAGTAGTTAATCCATTTGCTGGTTCTTTAGATGTTGTTGCTGAGGCACGGTTAGATGATAACAGCGCAACCGCTTGGTATCTAGCTGCTGATCCTTCAGTTATTGACACCATCGAATACTGCTACTTGGAAGGCCAGCAAGGTGCTTACATCGAAACTAGACAAGGCTTTGAAGTTGACGGCATGGAGATCAAAGTAAGACTTGATTTTGCTGCTAAAGCAATTGATTACCGCGGTTTATATAAAAACAACGGGGCTTAATTTTAACTATTAATGCAACTGTGTTGCGATAAGGATTTGTCATGAAGAATTATGTAATGAGTGGAAATACCTTAAGCCTTGCGCCTGGCGCTGATGTTGCTGCTGGCGTCGGTTATTTGTTTGGTACTAGTCTTTTTGGCGTAGCTGCTGAAGATGTCAAGAACGGTGAAGTCGGTGCCTTTGTAGCTGAGGGCGTAGTTGAAATTGCAAAAACTAGCGCGTTGGCAATAGCGGTCGGTGATCGCTTGTTTTGGGATGCGACCAACAAGGTTGTAAACAAAACAACGACTTCTCAACAATGCGTCGGTATTGCGGTTTCTGCCGCATCTAATCCGAGCGCTACCGTGCTGATGAAGATCGGTTGCTATACGGCTGTTGCTGCTTAATGGCTGCTGCTTTTGCTTCCTTAATTGCCAAGATAAATGATTCTGTCATAGGTCATTTATCAAACAAGGTATTGATTGTAAATGGTCAGGAAGTAGAAGGAATTTATACAAATGGTTATGACGAGGTCGGGTTTACTGAAAGTTCAAATCCGGCCTTCGTAGCAAAATCTGAACATGTTTTAGGCATAGAACATGGTATGGAAGCTTATGCAGAAGGCGGCGAGAAGTTTCGCGTTGTTGGTGTAAAGCCTGATGGTTTTGGAATGTCGGTGATAGAGCTTGCTGTTGAATGGCACACATAAGAAAGCAGCTCAGAGAAAGAGCTAAGGAAGTAATAGAGAAGGCAGTTCAAAGACCTGTTTTTATTAACAGAACGAAGCAAGTTCAAGCGGCTGATCTTCCTTGCGTGATTATCACAACAGAGACCGACCAGGTTAATTACCAAGCGCTTAGCACTACTACAAGAGATATAGCGCTGAATATCAGAGTTTTTGAAAAGGCATTGTTCAATGTTGATGACTTGCTAGATGAGCATAGCGTCAAGATTGAAAACGCTTTGATAGATGACCAGTTAGGTGCTGATGAGTTGCAATTCAGTTCGACAACGATTGATTTGTTTGGTGAAGGCGACCAGCCAGTCGGCATAGCAACGCTGCAATACATAGCTAGGTTTCTTGATGTTAACGATCCAGAAAAAGTTATTTAATAGGAGTTAAAAAATGGCATTTACGCTGACAGGCACTAAAGTGGAAATGGAAAATACTTTAGGAGTCAACAAGACAATCACGGCAATTAGTAAAGCGGCTGAAGCATCTATAACAGCAACTCATGATTTTTCAGTTGGTGACATTATCGTTATTGATAACGTTGCTGGGATGAATGAGATCAACAAAAAGGCTGTGAGAGTTAAGACCGTTTCGACAACTGTTTCATTTGTTGCTGAGGGTTTAGACTCAACTGGGTTTTCTACTTACACATCAGGTGGGACTGCTAACAAGGTTGCTAGCTGGGTTAGTTTTGACAATATTCAACAGTTCTCAATGCCTGATGGGAACCTTAATAAAATTGACGTTACCGCAATCAGTGACTTAACAAAGAAAGAGATCGCAGGTTTTGAGGATGCAATTTCAGCGACCTTGACCGTGTTTAGTGATCCGATGTCATCTCATATGGTTGCTGTGCGTGCCGCTCGTGCTGCTGGCGGAGATAGAGCTTTTAGAGTTACAGCTCGTAACGGTAACGTGATGATATTTAATGGTGAAGTTGCTGGCGGTACTGGGATTGATGGTTCTGCTGGTAACGTTGCAACCTCTCAAGTATCGGTTACAGTCACCGGCGCACCTCAATGGTTTGCCAGTTAATGCAACAGTGTTGCATTAAGGAGTGTAAATGAGTCTAGCTAATCGAATGAAAGAATCTCGCAAAGTCACTATTGAAGTTGGTGAAATGAAATTCTTCGGACGCAGGCCTTCACTAGAAGAATTTGGCAAGATGTACAACGCCAATGCTAACGCGTTTGATATTGCGCGTAAGTTTATTAATGGCTGGGAAAACGTAAAAGAGAAAGACTTATTTAGTGGTGGTTCTGATGAGGTTGTTGCGTTCGATCAGGAAATATTCTCTGAATATATAAGCGACACAACTGACGTCGCTGAAAAGATTAGAGACGCATTGATTGATTCGCTTAATAAGTATTTAGAAACAAAGGAAAGTCTGAAAAAAAACTAATTGACTGGTTTAACTTTCAGGAAGTTAAAAAACAATTTTCTGAAGCTAAACCAGTTGATCTAGAAAAACAGAATTTTGAAGCATTAACGGCTTTTAACCTTATGGAAGGCCGTATGGATTGGTTGCAAGTTGAGCCAATCCTAGAATATTTAGGCGTCGATGATTATGAATCTGTCATCGATCAAATCTTAGAAATAATCTTATATCAGAGATCAATAAGAGGAAATGGCTAAGACAATTGTCGAGATTGTTGGTAAAGACCTTACCGGGTCAGCTATATCCTCAGTTCAGGATAAACTATCAGGATTAGCAGGAACGGCATTTAAGGTAACGGGTGCGCTATCAGCTATAGGCGCTACTGGTGCTATTGCTGGCCTTGCTGCTATGACGCGTTCTGTCATTAATGCGCAGGATGAGTTAAATAAACTATCACAAAAGACCGGCATATCTGTTGAATCATTAGCAGGCATCGGTTTTGCTGCTGAACAGTCTGGTGTTGAGATTGAAAAAGTTGGAAAGGCTGCGAGGCAATTTGGCATCCTGATTGCTGAGGCTAATGCTGGCAACAAATCAACAATTGATTCACTTAAAAATCTTGGTGTTGAATATCAGCGCTTAAAAGACGCCACACCAGAAGAGCAATTATTAGCGCTTGCGGATGCGCTACAGAAGTATTCAAAAGAAGATCGTGCTATTGCGTTGACTTCTACGCTAGGCGATAGAATGGCCGATCTAGTGCCATTGCTTTCAAGCGGATCAGAAGGATTTAGACAGTTAATCGAAGAAGGAAAGAAACTTAATCCGGTTACGGCTGAATCCGCTGCTGCATCTGAACGGTTTAATGATAATTTAGATCGATTAGCTAAAGGCGCACAATCTTTTGGCGTATCGATTGCCAATCAAATACTGCCTGCTTTAGTTGGATTTACTGAACGCGTCGTCGAGGCGCAGCGTGAAGGTAACGTTTTAATCGGAATCTGGCGCGGTTTAAAAGAAGTATTTGCTGGCACTGCTGGCTTAGATGAGATCGGTAAGAAACGCAAAGAAGTATTAGACATCAATGCACAGCTTCAGAAGGAAATGAAGCCTGGCGCGTTTGGTGACATGTTCAAAGATGACAATAAAGTTGAATTTCTTAAAGTCCAGCTAAGAGAAGCCACCAAAGAACTTCAAGGATTAGTTGAAAAACAAACTAGTCTAGATCGCGCATTACGAGCAAGTGACGAAGGAACAAAACGCTTCACTGCGTCAACCAGCGGTTCTGCTAATGCGGTTAAATCTGCAGGGAAAGCGATCAGAGGATTATCTGACGAACAGCGCAGGCTTGCTGAAGAACAACGAAAAACACAGGCATTATTTAATGAAGGTCAACGATTAACAGAAACGCTTGATCCTTGGGTTAAGCGCAATAGCCAGATTAAGCGCTATGTTGAATTACTGCAAGCTGGCGCAATTGAACAGAACATATTTAACAAAGCTGTAGCGGAAGCCAATACCGATTATGAAAAGGCGATCGGCAAGCTTGCGGATAGCACTGAAGGCGCTGTTAAATCTTTAAAAGATGTCGGTGATGCGTCGAAAGACTCATTCGACCAGATGTCGCAGTTTGCAGTTCAGGCTGCGCGTAACGTTCAAACGGCATTTGCTAACTTCTTCTTTGATCCATTTAATGACGGACTGAAAGGATTAATTGCTGGATTTGGCGATGCAATCCGACGGTTAATTGCTGAAACTGCTGCATTAAAAACAATTCAAGGTTTAGGTCTTGGTGGATTGGTTGGTGCTGGTTCTGGTGGCGGTGCTGTATCAACTTCATTATCTGCTTTAAATGCATCAAGCATTGCAAGTTCGCTGAAAAACGGATTCACAGCAGCAAATACAACACTTACATCAACGCTTGGTTCTGGATTTCAATCGCTTGGTACGTTGTTTGGTAGCCGTGCTGTAAGTTCATTTGGCGCTGGCCTTGCTGGGCAGTTAAGCGCATTCTCTAACGTTGGCGGTGCTGGCACTGCTTTCATTGGCGGGCCTGGTACAGCGCTTGGTGGTACTGGTTTAAGTGGTGGCATGGCCGCAAGTCTAGGCTCATCCATGGGCGCTGCTGCGGGCCCGTTGATGGCTGCTGCTATTGCTACTTCTATATTTAAAAGCTTTGCTGGCGATAAACGCGTAGGCGGTGGATTTGGAAAGGCAGTTAATGCGATTGGAGATATACCAATCCTTGGTGATTTTTTTGGTCTTGCGCCTGTATTAAATACGCTGTTTGGACGTGGTCCGCTTAAGCAAAAAGAAACAAATCTAGTTGGTAATTTTACGGCTGAAGATTTTCAAGGCATTACATCCACCAAATTCAAAGCGCAAGGCGGCCTGTTGGTCGGTGATAAGGTTGAGCGAGTTAAGATCGATACCGATACCGGTAAGGCAATTGATGACTTCACCGGCAAGTTAGATAAATTTGCCAATGAAATGAGTAAGGCATCTAAAGAGCTAGGACAGTTCTTAGATACCAGCATCAAAGGCATATCTACTAACTTTAGAGGTATTGCTAAAGACTTAGGCCTAAGCACTTCTGCAATCGATAACTTCTCAGCAAGCATTAACATTGCTACCGAAAAAGGCAAAGGCTTTACGGATGAGCAACTAGCTGAGGAGATTGGTCGCGTTGCTGACAAGATGGCTTTGGAGTTAATGCCATCGTTAGAAGGACTTGGTAAAGCTGGAGAATCTGCTTCTGAGACATTGCAGCGTATTGGATCAGAATTCAACGCATTAGTAACTGCTTCTGCAAATCTTGGCAATTCGCTTGCGGCGTCAAATGAGTTGATTAAAAGCGTATCAATTGAAGCAAGAACTGCTTTTGTAGATGCTGCTGGTGGTATGGATTCATTGGTTGCAAAAACTCAATTCTTTGCTGATAACTTCTTAAGCGCCGGTGAACAGCTTGCTCCAACGATGGAGCTTGTTGCTACCAAACTAAATGAGCTTGGATTATCTGGCATTAAAACGCGCGACCAATTTAAAGAGGTCGTTCAGTCTTTTGGTAAAGTCAACGGCATAACAAAAGAAACACTGTTTGCATTGCTAGATTTAGCGCCTGCTTTTGCAAAAGTTACTGATGCGATTGACTCAACGACCAGAGCGGCAATTGAATCTGCTGATAGACAGCTGCAGTTAGCTAGACAAGCAGCGTCGGCTGACAAAGATCCAAGAGTTAAGAACGGAAGAACAAGACTAACCGATGACGAAAAGAAAGCCAATAAGCAGTCCGGCGTAGATAAAGAAGTTAGCAAGGTTGAGTCTGCCTTCAAAGTCATAGAAGCGCAAGCGGAAATTCGCTTTAAACAAATCAATGAAGCTATATCACAAGGCGAGTCATTCATTAGTGATCAAATCAAAGCGGCTGAAGCTGGCTTTGCTTTTATTGATTCGCTCAAAGAATCCGTGGCTGATATTTCGACTTCAAGCAGAGCAGCGAGTAAAGCGCAGTTGGATTCTGCAATTAAATTGGTCAAGTTGACGGGTGACATCAAGAAGGCTGATACGCCAGAGCTAAGAAATGCAATTGAGTTATTAAAAGAAGAAAGAACTGACTTGTTCGGAAGCAGAAAAGACTTTGAGCAAGATAAATCGCAAACAGCGCAGAAGATAAACGAATTAGCGGCGCTAGGACAGACCAAAACCGAAGAAACGATCAAGACACTCAAGGAGCAGTTAGACACGCTCAAAGCGCTTCTAGGCGCTCAAGAGCTGCAAACGCGCGTTTCGCTTGAATTAGCAAGGTCTCAAGCGTTAGGCGTTGGCGCAAATGTTGGCGCATCTAAAGAAGAAAGCGTTATCGCAAATGAAACAAGCGGATTCGCACAATCTTTATTAAAGGCAAGATTAGCAATTGTTGGCGCATTTGGTGGCAGTAGCGGCGTTAGTTTTAACGCTGGAGACAATTTACTAACTGGTCAGTTTAAATCTGGCGCAACAGCAAAAGACAACGTAATAAAAGCTGCGTTGCAAGTGCTTTTAAGCAATGGCGTTAATGTCAAAGACGATCTGCAAAAGCTTCGGGATAAATTCGATAGCATTGGTGGCAATAGTCCATTTTTGTTATCTGATTTCTTCAAGTTTCCAACACAAGGTCAACAGCAAAGTGGTTTGAATGCGTTGCCTCAGTTTAATTTTCAATCGTTACTTGATGAATTGAAGTTATTAAGGCAGGAAACAGCAGCGAACAAAAGCGCATCTCAACAAATGGCAGCATTGCTTAATAGCGTAACGCGCGGAGGTAGCGCAATGGTGACAGCATGACGACAGATCAAAGTTTTATTGTTGCAATTCCTTATCCTGTCACTGATAGTATTTTAACTTCTCATTCAGTAGCGGAATCAGAATCTGCCTGGGTCGCTGGAACGACTTACAGCGTAGGAAATGAAGTTAAGTATGGATCGAATCACGATAAGTTTAGTAGCAAGCTAGATAGCAATACCGGAAACATACCAGTTAAATATCCAGACGAGACTGTTTATTGGTACGACGAAGGAAAAACAAACCGTTGGCAGATGTTTGACTATATAACCAACTATCAAACAGTTGGGACGTCGCCAATGACAGTTACTTTAAGGCCTGGGAAGCCTATAACGTGCATTTATATGGATGGGTTGGAATGCGACCAGGTTACTGTGGTTGTTAATAATGGAACATCTGATGTTTATACACACACAGAAACTACAAGAATTCGCAATACTTATGATTGGTATACGTTTTTCTTTGAAGAGTACACCTATAAACAATCGCTTCTTTTGATTGATCTTCCTGGTGCGGTAACTGATCCGCGTATTACGGTTACTTTCACATCGTCATCCGTGTCGACTGCGAAGTGTGCTGCGTTGATTATTGGTCGGTACTACGTGCTGGGGACAACCAAGATTTCAAGCGTTGCGTCCAGACAAAGCTTTTCTGAATTCGATCGTAATCGTTTTGGAGATTTGCGACTTTTGAAAAGAACGTCAGCAAAGAAAATAGCGGCAAGCGTTACGTCTGGGCGCGGTGATGTGCCAATGATTGATAGATTGTTGCAAACGTTAGATGCTGAAGTTGCTGTTTGGGCTGGCATTGCAAATGATAAATCAAATTTTTATGAGCCTTTCACGCTGCGCGGGGTGTATCGATCACCATCGATCCAAATTCTAGAGACAAAAGGTTTAAGTCATGTCGAGCTTAGGCTTGATTTAGAAGGTGTATAAATGGCAATAAATAATTTACCTGACGGTCCTCAACCAACAGATACTCAAGCAGAATTTGATACAAAAGCATTTGCGCTTTTTAATGCGCTGAATCCATTTGTTAATGAGACAAATGCAGTTGTTGCTGCGTTTAATTTTAACTCAACCAATTCAACCAGCAATTCAACTTTAACAATTGGCACTGGTCTTGTAACGCTTACAGTCCAAGCAAGCAAAAGTTATGTTATTGGAATGACTGTCAAGATTGCGCTGACATCCAACGGTGCCAACTGGATGCTCGGAGATGTTACTGCTTATAACAGCGGAACTGGCGTTATGACAGTCAACATTAGGCAAACCAATGGAACTGCTGTTAGTCAGGTAGGGTGGACAATTTCTCAGAATCCAGATAATTCAAAACTTGATTATAGATACGAAGCAAGAACAGCTAATACGATGCTTGTTTCAGGTGATCGCGGCAAGTTCATCAATATTACTTCTGGGACATTTACTCAAACATTTGATGCTGCTGCAAGTCTTTCTGCTGGCTGGTATGTTCGCATAAAAAACAGCGGTAATGGCGACATCACGCTTGATCCTTCTGGCACGCAAACGATCGATGGTCGCACTACGTTCATCATGTTTCCAGGGGAATGTCGTGATGTGTTCTGTGACGGTACTAACTTATTCAGCGTGGTTATAAATCCATTTTTCAGACGGTTAACGGCTAGTTACGCAAACTTGCCTATTCCGCCTGGGTATACACGATTTGGTATTAAAGCGTGGAGCGCTGGCAGTAGCGGACAACGTTCTGGATCAACCGCGACATTAGCTCGTGGTGGATCTGGTGGATGTTGTATTGTTGCCGATTTTCCATCAGCAACACTTGGAACATCTCAAACAGTAACGATTGGCGCTGGCGGAGCGCGTATTGTGTCTCCAACCACAGCAGGTGGTAACGTTGGAGGTAGTACGACATTTGGATCAATACTTACTGCTAATGCTGGCAGTAATTATCAAACAGGTGGCAGTGTACTCGCTGGATTATCAGAAAATGCAACGAACGGTGATGAAGCTGTTTATGGAGCTCCTCAAGCGACGCCGAGTCCGAAAGCGTCTATATATAGCGGCGGTTCTGTGTCATCAGACGGCTCTCAAGATTCAAGAGATGCTTTGTATGGAGGAGCATCAGGCGGGTCTGTTAGTTCTGCTGCTGTAGCGAGGTTAGGAGGCACAAGCACATTTGGCGGTAATGGCGGAAATGGATCAAGCACAGGTAATGGTGTTGATGGTGTTCAGCCTGGCGGCGGCGGCGGCGCTACTCAAACCGGCACTCAAAGCGGCAAAGGTGGTGATGGTGAAGTGCATTTCTGGGGGATAGTGTAATGGCTATAGCTGCAATTCTTAATGCGCAAAACAAAGTTATAAATCGCGTTATTGTCAATTTTATTGATGACATACCTGGCGCGGTTGATGGAACAAACGCAGACATCGGTGATGTTTACAATCCAGTCACTCAAACATTCTCAACGCCTGCAGAAAAAACGGCTAAGCAAGCTGCTGACGCCGCTGAATTGCAGCGCGTGGCGGATTTAATTAACGCGGTAAAAAATGATAATGCGTTAAATACATTGAGAACGCTAACGCCTGCTCAAATAGATACTTATTTTGCAAACAACATCACCGATCTTCCAGCAGTAATTAATCTGCTTAAAAAACTTGTAAAACTTTTGGCCAGAAATTTATAGGAGAAGTCATGTTAACGCCTACACAGTACCAAACGCTTAAAACATTTATTGAAACCACTGCGCCTTATAGCAGCATCAATAACGACGAGGACGGCGATTTTGCAATAAGGGACTTACTTAATCAAATAGCATCGCCATCATTTAAAGTATGGAATACTGAAACTCCAGTGACTGAAATTGCTAATGCTGTACTTTGGGATAGGTATACCCCAAATAGCACAACTTACCCTATGCCACTAGCAGAGCCGGACTTGAGCCAATGGCGGGGGAGGTTAGATTTAGCTGTAGCAAAAAGGGACAACCTGTGGGGCATTCTTGACGTTACTAATGGTTTTGTAAATGCGTCAAAGTCAAATATTAGGCTTGCTTTGCAAGATGCTGTAAAAGATATCCCAACAGGGGCAAGCGGTGATTATGTATCAGCTGGCGGTACCAATGGTGCAAATGTTTTAAATGCATGTACGCGTGATGCGAAAGTGATTGAGCAAGTGCTAAATACCGGCAATAAAACTACAGGAACCGTCACGGCTGCAATAATGGGCTACGTTGGCGATATAACCAAGGAAGATGTCGGCATCGCCAGGAGATTCACATAATGGCAACGACTACGGTTGTTTATAGCAGTAATACTGCAATAACAATAGACTTGTCTGGTCTTGCTAGCTCATCATCTTTTCTTGCTGGTCGTGAATCTAACGAGATAGATAACACAACCAATAAGTACCTAGATGCAATCGTTCGCGGTTCATTTATTGTTGGAACTACTCCAGCAACGACAGGCGGATTAAAAGTATTCGTCTGGGGATCAGATACGTCATTAGCTACGACCGCTTTAGATGTTTTAGATGGTACGGATAGTGCAGAAACTTTTACAGCGACATCATTAGGCGCAACGGTAATGCCTGCATCTTTTACGCCTGTTTTGGTTGCCACATCAGATACAAAATATCAAGTTAAATCGTTTTCTGTTGCGCGTGCTTTAGGTCTTTCGGTATTGCCAAAATATTGGGGGCTTTTCGTTGCTCACAATATGACAGCTGCACTAAAAACTGATGCTGGCAATACAAATGCTTTCTCATTTAATGGCATTAAATACGATATTGCGTAATGTCTGCTGAATTTGGCTCTAGCTTTGGATTGTCTTCTGCCGGACGTGTTGATCTGGGATCAATTGCGCTTCCGACTAAATTAACTCATTTTGTTTGGGTTATGCGTCTTGGCGAGGGCGGCGGTGCATTCGGTAGAGTTCTTGGCCGTGGCGCTGGTGTGCATGATATTTGTAACGACCACGGGTCGTTTGTAAATAATTACGCGTTTGGTGATCGCGCTGGCGGGCAATATCATAGATGGACTAGAACTGACAATGTTGGTGATTGGTCTTCAATCTTAATTTCCGGTGATACATCAACAACTGCGGTCCCTCCTAGAGTTGTGCAAGATAATAAAGTAATGAGCTTAACCAGAATCGGCGCTGCTAATTTTTGGGGAACGACAACATCAACAGCCACAGTTATTGGAAATCGTCAGTCAGATAATGCCCGTGTTTGGGATGGGTATATTGCTTGTTATTGCTTATGGAATGAAATTCTTAATGAGTGGGAAGAGGAGCAATTAGGAAATGGCATCACTCCTTATTTAGTGAGACCGCAGAACATAGTTGGATATTATTCTCTAGATTCTGATTTTAATATGTTTGGCTCAAATGCCAACATTATTAATGCACGATATACCTTTATAAATCCACCAATAATTGAAGATAAACAAAGCATTTCTATATTTGCTTATGTTTCTGCAGGCGGTGCTATAAGTCTAGTAATTAATGATATAAATCAATCGCAATCGATTCAAAATATTAATCTTACGCAAAATAATACATTAAGCGTTCAATCAATTGATCAAGACCAGTATCTAGAAACGATTAGTTTAACTCAAGCTAATGTCTTAAGCTTAAGTAACTTAAGTCAATCTAACACTTTAGATAATGTTGTATTGTCACAATCAACTTTGCTTGTTCTGCAAAATTTATTACAACAGCAAACAATCAATAATATTAATTTGCAGCAAGCAAGCACGCTCACATTAAGTAATTTAGCGCAATCACATAATATTGATTCTGTTGTTCTCGGTGCGGGATTGAATCTAGCAATTCAAAGCTTAAATCAAGCGCATTCTTTGCAGCATATCAATATCACTCAGGATTCAAATTTATCAATAAATAATCTTAATCAGAGCCACACATTAACGCATTTAAGTCTTAATTCAGAAGGCGTTGATTTAGTCATTGAAGACTTAATTAATTCGAATGTTCTGGATAGTGTTTTGTTAACGCAACAATCGATTCTTAACGTTTTTGCTTTGACGCAAACACAAACTTTATCAACCGCATTTTTTTCGATAGTAGAGACGCCAGCTAGCAGAACATATGCTGTTGTTTCTAATGACAGAGTAATAGTTATAAATTCTTAATACGGAGTTGAAAATGAAAATTGAAATACTTGAAAATAGACTATCTAGCGATGGTTTTGTTGGTGAATTAGGCGACAGGTTTACCGTTCCTGATGAGGTTGGCGCTCATTGGTGTTCTTTAGGATGGGCTAAAGATTTGTCAGGACAGGTTGCCACTGGCGAGCGGGTGGTAATCAATGCGTCTTTAAATGTGCAAAATATTGTTAGCGCGCAATCTTCGGAGGTTAAATAATGGCTAAGTTTGCAAACGATCTTGTAATGGATGCGGCGCTTGATCTTATAGCTACCGGAACAATCATGACGGCATGCAGCGCGCAGCCAACGAATAGAACGGAAGCTGTGACAACTTACGCCTTGGCTGATGTGACTCTGGCTGGTGGAGACTATACGAAAGCAAACGGCGATTCTAGCGGAAGGAAAGTAACTATTGCTCAAAAATCAAACGTTACGATAGACACAACCGGAACGGCAAATCATGTTGCTATATGCGATGGTACTAACTTGTTGCTAGTAACAACATGCACGTCTCAGGCTCTTACGGCTGGCGGCACTGTTACATTCCCAGCGTTTAAAGATGAGATAGCTGACCCTGTATGATTTTTAAAAAGTATTTCAAAGACCCGAATTCAATTGTTGATTACGTCTTTGATTTTGCAGGACTTCTCAACTCAACTGGACACGAGAATTATCTTGAATACGGTGAGACTATATCAAGCGCGACGGCTTTAAGCTCCAGCGCTGATCTTAATATAGACTCTGTCATTAAGATTAGAAACGATACTGCTGTACAAGTTTGGGTTAGTGGCGGCGTTTTGAGTGCTAGTTATGTTCTGACAGTAAGAATAACAACATCATTTAATCGCGTCGACGATCGATCTATTACGGTAATTATAGACAATCTTTAAGATGAATAACACGAAACACAAATTTAATGAAGTGCTAGACCATATTAAATCTAGGCTGGATGCTCAGAATATTATGGATGCTCGGGAAGAAATTCTTGCTGAAATTAAGTATTGGAATGATGAGGCTAATCAGATGATGCTTGATCGTGAAAATAGAATGATTTCTGTTGCTCTGTTTTGTGGCGGCGTTATATCTGGATTGTTAATTGGAGCTTTGTTGTTTTGATGGATCGGAATAACTGGGAACGCAGACATATTCAGTACGGTAGACGCGGCACAGATCAGGAGTGTCCTATCACGCCCGAGTGCGCAGAAAAAATATTGAGTCGGCTAGGCCATGTTGAGGAAAAAGTTACCGAGCTGCATGACAGACTGCTGCAGGCAAAGGGATTTGTGACCGGCGCAAGGTTTGGTGCTGCTAGCGTATTTGTGCTTTTGGTGTCTCTTATTGTTTTTGTTTTTGCTGTGCTAACGGGAAAGGTATCGATCAAAGATGTTATCTCTGGTTTGTTTTGACTTGCGGAACAAGGCGCTACAACTCGCCCTGTTATCGTCTTTTCTGCAGGTTGAAACAATTGTTTAAACTAAGCCAAAGATCAATAGACAGATTGAATGGCGTGCATCCTGACTTGGCAAGCGTTGTAAAACTTGCGATCGAAAGATCTGAAGTCGATTTTATGGTCACCGAAGGTTTAAGAAGCAAAGAAAGACAGAAAGAGCTGGTTGCCGCTGGCGCATCAAAAACCATGAATAGCAGGCATATCACAGGGCATGCTGTTGATCTCGCAGCCTACGTTAACGGAATCCGCTGGGATTGGCCACTTTATGAAAAGATAGCAAAGGCAATGAAACAGGCCGCATACGAATTAAATATAAAAATCGAATGGGGCGGAGATTGGAAATCATTTAAAGATGGGCCTCATTTTCA